ACTACTGGGATCAGTTACCTTGGGAGCCTTGGGAGCTTTGGATTGTGCCTTGGCAACCTTAGGTGCAGCAACAGGAGCAGGTGCTGGTGCAGATGCTACCGCTTGTTCATAGAATTGATGAAAAGATTTCATTTTTATTATTATCCTACCTAATATTTATATTGATCATTGTTGATTAAATGTATAATCTAATATCATTCTTTGAAGACTATCGCGCATATACCAAAGATGCTCCTGTTCTTCATAGGGTCTAGCAGGTGCTCCTGGCCAATATTTAATAGTTTCCAAAACAGAATGGTGTAAAAGACGCACGTCTGATATAGTTAAATTTACTTGGTAATCAAACTCTTGATCGTCCATTAGAATCCTGCTTGGAACTTTTGCCAGTCAATAGCATTTTTAATTTGGAAGGTCCTATTTGATACTGTCTTGATAATTTCCTCTAAAAATTTTAAAGAAGTATCGTAGTAGCGAATCTTCATATCAATCTTATTTAACCGATCGTCTGCATCTAGATAGCGTTGAATAGCATCTTTCTCACGGACTTTATATGGAAAAGGTTCTTCTTCATACACAACAGGGTCTGCTTTACCTGTGTAAAAGTTATGACGTTCAAGTTTTACTTTGTTATATTGCCCTCTTGCTTTCTCTCTCAGTAATGTTATAGTATTATATACTGTATAATACTTTGAATGAAGTTGTGGAATCTTTAAAGATTCATCATGTAGGTTATCAGGATCTATAACAGAGTCTCTCTGCCACATTTCCTGAATTTTTTCAAGATCCATTATTTAATAGAAGAGGTCAATTGATATACAGTATACTTGAATGTTGCCTGTGCTGTAAAGTAGTTCACGTCAGTTGATGTTGCATCAAAGTCTAATGAACTTAAAGACACTGGGAACATATCAAGGAATTTTACTTTAGCAACCTCGTTAAAGTTGCTGTTTAAAATGCGAAGAGTACCATCAGCAAACTGTTCGTTCATATCTCTGATACCATCTCTATCAGTGGTAACATCTTTGAACTGTTGTGCTGTTTCTGGGAAACCTAATCCAGTAATCCATTCGTGGACTATCCTATAGTTTTCCATATTCTCATCAACAAGAAATTGAATAGATAAATCTCCATAAGTGAGTTTATCACCAGGAACATCGATATCTTTCAAATATGATGGTTGAGTGGCAGTACCAAGCGTAACTTCTGGAATTCTAGCAGTATTGCAGTAGAAGTCAACCTTCGGGTACTTACCAAGATTAAATTTAAATCCAATACCAGATAAAAAATTCCTATTATTAATCTGGTTGGCCCAACTACAATTTCCCATCAGAGGTTTTTAGGTATTTAGACAAAAAAAGAGGGTCCGAAGACCCTCCAGTATAACCTTGTGAGATTAGATCACATGAGGTTGTTAACGCGAACACGTCTGTAGTAGCGGTTGGTGTTCTTAGTAAGAGCGCCAGCGCCGACACTTGTGCCTTCTGCGAAGGGGTTAGCAACAATACCATAACGGGTCTTGAAGCCGATTTTTGGTTGGAAGGTGTCCTGACCAACTGCACGAACCATCTGAAGAGGAACGTATGGGCAGTAGAACAGTCCAGCATCATAAGGGGAAGCACCCTTATAACCAACAACGTAGTACTGTGAAGCAGCACTGTTTGCAGAATAAGGATCGATGTATACACGATACTTACCTTGCAGAATACCAGCGAAGGTATTACCTGCATCGTCAACCTGGAGACCAGCGTTAAGTGCAGGGGTGTAATCAAGAACACCAGCCATAGTCAGGGCGGAAGCAACGTCTGCAGAGCAGAGGATCATGTTGCCCTTTCCACGACGAGTTCTTTGTGCGATTGCGTTAGCATCGCGCTCGATTTGGAAAATAAGTCCTTTGAACTTCTCAACACTCCAACGTCCGTTGGAATCGGTGTCGAGGTCAAATGTACCAGCAGAAGCAACGTTTGCTTGAGCACCAGACTCAGCAACGTTATAGATGGTTCTGATGACTTCGCGGTTGATCTCAGCAAGAATCTCTGTGGAGAGAATATTTGCGAGTTCTGCCTCAGCGTTCAATCCGTGGATTGCCTTGAGGTCTTGTGCCAGTTCCAAGGAGTACTCTGCTTTCAGAGCGCGGCTCTTAGCAGTAACGGTGACTTTCTCGATCGAGAACGCCATTTCGTTGAAATGTCCTTCTGTACCATCTCCAAGGCTTTCTGCCTCGTCGGTACGCATACCCTGACCTACGTTGTAGGTTGTTCCTGTTTGACCAGATTCTGGGTTAAGAAGTCCAGGGTTGCTACCAGATTGTGCGGTAGTACCCATACCAACAGCACCACCAGTGAATCCTGCGGTGTTGTCGTTCGCTGAAGATTGTCCAGAGAATGCGGTGTCTGCTTCGTTGAACAGTGCCTCGGTTCCGCTCTGATTAGCATAGCGGGAGCGCATTGCGAAGATCAGTCCAGTAGGACCAGACATTGGTTGAACGCCTGCGAGGTCATAAGCGACCAAGTTAGGCATTGCGCGTCTGATCAGGGAGATCAGAACGGGGTCGAAACCAGCAACGGTTTGACCACCTGCGGAAGTATATCCTCCAGCACCAACTGCGTTGGTAGGACCTTCGGAAAGGAACTCACGCTCTTCCTTAATTGTTTGTTCTTGGTTCTCTAGGAGAACGGCGGTAACAGCTCTGCGGTGGGAATCCTTAATTGGATCCATTCCCTCATAGTCGAGAATGGGTGCCCACTTTTCCTGCAGAGCCTCTGTGTTAGGCATTTGCATTTTTTTAAAAAAGTTATAGTTTGAATTTATGATTTAAAAATCACTTTTTAGCAGCTCTAGAGAGAGTTTGCAGATAGGCTTGCATCATTGGGGATACCTCTTCAGAGATAACCTCGTTGGTAGAAACCTCTTCTGAAAGATTCTCGGAGGTGCTTGGAGTGCCAGCGGACTCAGGGAAATAAGATTTCCTTAGAGTTACCAGTTTCTCGCGATAGTCTGCTTCACTTTCAAACTCAACATTTTCTGCAAGAGTAGCGAGCTTCTCTTTCTGAGTGACTGCAAGTCCTTCAGAGACAGTAGCAAAAACGCCATCTGCATTAGATTCTGCTAATCTACGATTCAGAGCAACATTTCTGTCGATCTGTTCGTTGAGTTTACCTTCCATTTCATCTAGTTTATCTACCATGCTCTCAAGTACATCGTATTTTTCTTCAGGGATTGTTACATAATGTTCTTCAAAGAGACCCTTCATTCCAGTAATGAAGGATTCGGTAATTTCATTTTTAAGTCCTTGCTCAACAGCAAGTACATTTTCTTGGAACCACTCGTCAGCGACGTACTCCAAATAGGAGTCCATACGCTCACTGAGTTCTTCACGAATAGAAGAAACTTCTTCTACCAGAGCATTCTGATATGTTTCGTGAAGCGCATCTTTCATTTCAGCAACTTTCGTTTTAACTGCTGCTTCAAAGATAGTGCGTGCTTTATCTTGGAACTCTTCGGAGAGATCTTCACCTTCTAAAAGTGCTTGAACATCTGCTTCGATGTTAATAGTCTCTTCCTCAGTAATTTCTTCTTCCGTTTCGGCAACAACTTCTTCAGCTGCTACTTCCTCTTCAGAAACAACCTCTTCTGTAGTTGCTTCCTCTTCAGAAACTATTTCCTGAGTCTCATCAACTTCGGTTTCCTCTTTTGCGGTTCCGGCATCGGCAGGTGCTGCTTTAGCATTGACGACATCTTTTACCTGTTTAAGAGTTGCACCTGGGGTTGCAAGTGAATTCGATCCATCGAAGGGATTTGAATTTTCGGGAGTAGGACCGCCGAGATCTTCTACTGGGATTCCAGCTGAAGTCATTGGCTCAGCAGCAGCAGCTCCTTTCGTTACTACGTTTTCCATTTCTTGTAAATTGTTACCAACGGACATTTGAAAATATGTGATTAATTAATTAATAACATATATTTATTTATAAATCAAAGATTTGATAGGAAATTATTCCATAACTGGAGTTTATGCTCCTCAAGTTGTCTTTGATCAGATAGTTTATTAATTGCTCTCTCAGTTCTTTCTGCGAGTTGTTCGCG